CGCTCACGCTCAGCCCATACATGTACCGGGTCGATCCGGATTTGCCTTTTCTGATCTTGCCCGAGAGCTGCGCGGAGAGCCGGCGCGACAACGCATTGCTCGCCATCGACGGGAAGCCTCGCGCCTCGCTCCAATTCTTGTACACCTCATAGAGCTGAGTCATCTCCACCTTCTCGTCCACGCCCAACGTGCAACGATCCTCAACAAACTGCGCGAGCGGATTGTTTTCCTGATACCACTCTTCCCGCGCCGAATTGCTCGACTCAGGTTCGGCGAACCGACCGCGGGACTTGAGGCGCTTGTATCCGTCCACGCACCACTTCGCGATCCCCGGAAGCTCCGCGTTCAACTCGTCGAGCAGCGTCACATTTTCTTTGCCGAGAAATGAATTGGAGAGTGTGAGGATGAGGAAGCGGGTGTTGATGGCGTTGGATGAATCGTAGAGCTGGGGCATCTCGTTAGAGAGCATCATCACCCTCGCCCCGAGATTCGTCATCAAGGCCCCTTTGTGCTTCCGGTTCACATCCACCGGATCGCCGGCAGTGATGCGCAACAACACCTCGATCACCGCCATAACGTCTGCCTTGTTTGAAAGGCGAGCGTCTGACACGAGGCACAACCGCTTGTCGAGAAGAGGTTGGAGACCGAAGTCTTTTCCGAGCGAGTGGAGCGTGGGTGAAGCGACCATCGATTTGCCGAGCAGGCGCGCGAGGATGTGACCGATGGTACCTTTGCCGGCGCGAGGCGGGCCGACGATGATCATTCCCTTCTGCGCCCACGTATCTCCGCTCAGCACATACCCCATCCACTCCTGCAACAGCTCCACTTCCTGCTCCGCGCCGTCGAAGAGCTGAGCAAGAAACTCCAGCCAAGCCTTCGGCTCCGGACTCTTCTTGTCCCAAGACCACTCCGCGCCGTTCGGGATGAACATGTGATGGTTGGACGATACCTTGCCCGTCATCATATCGACGATTTGACCTTTGCAAACAATCTTCCCGCTCGCGTCCTGCTCTTTCCACCTCCCATTGACGTATGCGGCCGGGGCGGCGATGTGCGAGGGGATGCCGACGAGTTGCTGAACTTGAAACTTCATCTCGTTGACATTCTTCTGCGCGCAGTTGAAATCGATCACGTTGCCTTCTGCGTCTACCGTTCGACACTCCATGAGGCGGTTGTGGATGAACTTGGATACGTCATCTTCCGTGCGCTCGCTCCACAGCTGCTGGTAATAGCTGTACCAACTCTCTCGCCAATATGCGATTTGCTTCAATCCGTCTTTCGTGAAGAATCGATCCAGCACGATCTGCGCCGCACCCAGCGAGTTCCGCGACATGCCCGGCAGGACTGGATTGCGCTCATCCGCCTCCCGCATCGCCTCTTGCTCTGCCGCGAGAAGCCGTTGGGCTTCTGCGCGGATTGTATCTTCGTCGGATACATCTGTCATTGCATCACCTGTTTATTCTTCATCCCTAGGCATTCCCAAGAATCGGCGTGGCGGGGTGTAGCTCTTGCGGAGCGACTCCACCGCAGCCGCCAAGTGTACGCCTAGCTCCCCCGAAGCGGTGTAGATGATGAGGTTGTTGAGGGTAAGGTGCCCGATGTACGCTTCGATCACGTCCGCCGGCGCAGCGTTCGGGTTCGCGAACACGCCGTGCACGAAGGCCGCGAGCGCGCGCCGATCTTCGTCCGTGAGCTGCGCCGGGGCCTGCTCACCGCTCATGCCTTCCTCCGATCGACGATCACCACCTTGCCCGTCTTCTTCTCGATCGGCCAATAGTCCGCGCCGCTGAGTTCATTCTTCCATCGCGGATCGTCTTGCGGGATATAGAATTCCACCTCCCCCTTCTCTTCATCCGCCATCGTGCATCGCTCGACCTTCTCGCCGTCGAGATACACATCCGCGTTCATCGCCAACTCATAGCGCTCGCGGTCCATGCTACGAAGGTCATCAATGCTCAGTCTCATTTTGCATCCTTCTTGTGTACGATCCGCAGGTGGGTTGCTTGCGCGACCAAAAAGACCGGGAGTCCGAAGTAAGATCGCTGATCGGTGGCGGGGTCATAATTGCAACCGTGCAGACCGTTGGGGTGATTCATCAGCGCCTGCCACTCGACGCGGCCAACATAGATCGCTTCGACGCTTTCAGCGTTGCGTTCCATCCACTCCGACAGAGCCTTGTCCATGAAGTTCTCAGACATCACTCCACCCTCTTCATCGCGATCGGCGAGAGAATCCCCAGCTCCCACATTCCATTGTCCATCGGCGCGATGAGGTTGCCGCCGTCCGGGTGCGGGTCGTGCGCGAATGCTCCGCCGCAAGCGACGAGGGTGTGGTTGGTGCCGCGCGGGGACATTCCGCTGAGCAGGTAATAGAGCGAGGGGTTGAAGCGGTCCATATAGGCGAAAAGATCGGCGATCGGAACGTCTCCGTTGAACTGCACGGTCGCGAGCGTGTAGCCGATCGAGTTGAGCCACTTCTCTTGCTCCACCTCCCAGTCATACGTCGAATCCGGGTCAATCTTCTCCCAGTCTGGATGCCCGGGGCCAGCGGCCTTGATCGCTGCAATGCGCTCATACATCCCGATGAAGTGCGGCGCATCCTGCGGGCGATCGAGATTGAGAAGCGATGCGAGAGCGGTGCGGTGGCAGTCGCCGAACTGCATACGGTCAGGCTCGTGGCGATAGATTTGGATATGAGGAATCATCTTCAAGCTCCTTCATAGTTACAGCGAGAGCAGCGCGCGATGTAGTAGGGGTATCCGCATTGCGGGCAGTCGGATTGGGTCGGTTCGGAAGCGGAGAAGCCGGAACGGCGGATGATGTGCGGGCGATAATCCCCCGTCACCCACAGCACCTCTTCGCCGCTGCGAAGCTCGGGGATGTAGCGGCGCGCTTCAGTCTCATAGCTCGCCACAACTCGGCTCTCTTCCTCTCCGTCCACAACCACAATCATCCCCCGGGGAACGCGATTGCCCGGGATCGCGAAAGGATTGAAGCGACTATTCATTTTCGTTCGCCATCCACCCCGCAATGAAATGCGAGATGCGGTTGTTGAGGGAAGGTGCGATCTTCGATCCGTCGCGCATCTCGATTTTCGTCGCCATGCCGCTGCGCGTGAGGTAAGTCTTGGCGATGACGTTTTGATAGCGGCCGTTAATCGCATCATCGAGAAACTCATGCCACGCCTTCTCCGGCTTACGGAGTTTGTGGGTGGCGACGATGACAGGGAGTGCGTTTTTCTTGCCCATCTCAGTGACGCTCCGGAATGTTGATCGAGAAGTGATGGAGCCATCGGCGGATCGATTGCATTTTCAGCTCCGCGTATCCGGTGACCTTCGCGCGGTTGAGCTCGCCACCCAAGAACATCAAGCTCATCGCTGCGCTGACGTCTCCCAGCTCCTTCTCCAGATCGTCACGATTCGTCAGCCTGAACATCTGCCCATCCATCTCAATCGCGGGCTTCGTCGGATCGAACGAATCGAAGCTGTGGCGGATGATCTTGCCAATTGCCTGCTGCGCCTCTCCTAGCTCTTCGGAGAGGATCGCGAGGCGTTCGAGCTGATCGGGGGTGAGGCGGTTGGAGAAGGGCGCGGCAGTCTCACGGATGCCAACAATGGGGTCTTCGCTCATATCTGTTCACCTTGCTCGTTTTGGAAGTTGAGGATGTGCGCCGGGACGGTCGATGTCAGGGCGTCTTTTTGGCTCCGGACCCAACCTACAAGATCGGAGATATCCCGCTCCATGCAGTGGCCGTGGTGGCAGTTGAAACCGCCGTGGAAGGAGTTGAGCGCTTCCGGCTCCATGTAGTACGTGCCCGTCACCGATCCGTCCGAATGCGAGTCTGCGAAGGGGCAGATGATTTGGTGATATCCGGGGCGCTGCTCTTCGACGTGCAGCCCGAGAAGCTTGAGCCACTTGATCAAGCCCGCGCGCTCGATATCGACCCCCGTCCTAGGCGGGCTAGGCGGCGGCGCTTCGCGTCTCGGGGTTAGATCGAGGCCGTAGGCGGCGGCGATGTCTGCCGGGGCGTAGCGCAAGCCTAGATTGGCCTCCGCGACCCTCTGCGACCACACTTCCCCTTCCGGACCCCGATACTTGGTCTTCCCGTTCGATCCGACCGGAACCCGGGCCACGCGCGTGACCCCTTTCATCCCCGGGTCCATCTCCGCCGAGATGCCCGCGCGGATCATTTCGTTGACGAGGGTTTCGGCGCCTGCGACGGTGAGGATTGGGGATTCAAGGAACAGCCAAGCTTGGAAGTTGCCCGGGGAAGTCTCCACGAGACAGCTAGGCTTCATCTTCAAATCCGACATCGGGAGCTTCGTTCCCAAGTCGTCAATCATCACCGCGTGCAGAGATGCGAACTGGACTTTGCGTCGAAAGAACTTGTCTCGGCCGGGGCGCTTGGGATCGGGAGCGGGGTGGAAGCATGAAACGCAAACGTAGTTGTTGGCGAAGGGATTGAGGGTTGGCAGGACTTTGCCCTTGATCCATGGCATCGCGTTCCACTTCCCATCCTCCGCAGGATCGCCCGTGAAGGAGTGGAGCGTGGCGGCAGTGCCGGGAATTTGCCCAACAAACATCGCATCGAGGAATTGCCTGTTGGTGATCTTGATATTCGCCATCTTCTCTCTCGCGAAAAAG